AACTACCAGAAGAGAAAAAAGTTATAGGCCCATTAAATACTGAGAGAATACCTGAAGCATGGAGAAGTCTAATAGTTGATGCATCTGAAGCAAATAACGTACCTCCAGAGGCCTGTCTGTTCGTAATGCTAGTGCAACTCAGCTCTCTAATAGGTAACAAGAGATGGATTCAAGGGAAGCATAAAAACAAGTCTTGGCTTGAAGCACATAACATCTGGTCAATATATGTATCTAAATCTGGTAGTAGAAAATCACAGATTCTAACTGTCATGGGTAAGCCCATGAAAGAAATTCAGAAGAACATAAATGATGAACACAAAGACAAAATGAAAGACATGGGAATGCTGAAAGATGTAGTCGACGTACAAGTAAAAGAATTAAAGAGAAGGCTAGAGGAAGAAGCTAGAGATGCCCTATCATCTGGCGGTGGAACTAACGATCACATCAAAAGAACTCAAGACCAGATAGACAAATTAAAAAAGACTGTAACAATGGAACCTAGAAGGCAATTAATAGTCGACTCGGCAACTCCTGAAAAATTCCTAGAATTATTATCTGAGAACCCTACAGGAATGATGATGGTTCAGAATGAGATTCAATCTGTTATCAACTCATTCAAGAAAAAAGGGTATGAAAGATTCAAGCAAGATCTAATGAATGCATGGGATGGAAACAGAGAGATATCAATGCAAACTAAAACATCTGGAGAAGTATTCGTAGAGAATGCTTGTCTATCTCTATATGGAGCAACTCAACCATCTCTATTTGAAGTTGAAATGCAACAAATCGCTGATGGATATATGGACGATGGATTCTGGCAACGTTCATTCATTGTATTCAATGACAAAGCAGGAGAGACAGAAGCAATTGATGTAGAATTCAATTACGCTAAATATCATGATGCATATTCTGTATTATTCAAAGCAAATGACTTAGAGCAATCTGATAATCCAATTAGGCTATCTGATGAGGCCTATAGATTATCAATGGCATTCGAGACTAGAATTAATAAGATGGGTGACCAAGAAGAAATCGAAGCAGTAGGTTCATTCTGGAGCAAGTTCACTGGTAAAGTGGTTAAGATGGCATCACTAATAGAGTTCATCTCTACATCAGATAAATGTCATGAAGTAATATCAGAGGAATCAATGAGAACTGCTATCTATATAATGGAAAGACAGATGAATCATATTAAGAACTTCTTTCCTTCTCCATTGCATCGTGCTCTTAAGGAAATAATATTCAAAATCCAAGCAGGATTAATAGAGGATGGAATAACTCTCAACTCTCTGGAAAACAAGAAAGGACTTAAGAGTTATTTCGCCAATGCTGAAAGGTCTATGAATATGTTAAGGGAATTGCATTCAAGAGGGATAATGAGAGCAGAGAAGAAAGGGAAATCCACAATTCTGCGGATTAACCCTTATTTAATCAACTAGAGAGATTACAGAGACATCACCTTCTTCATTATACACCAATAATGGGGATTTATCTCTAATAGATATCTTGATGTTATCTGTTCCTCGCTTCATGCCTTTATATACTCTCTCCAGAAGTTTAAAGTTAACAGTTACTGAGCCTAATTCCTCAGAACTGATACATTCACCAAGGGTATCATCAACCTTCAATGTTGGTTTTCTGATTAACAGGGTATAATTCAAAAAGGTTCCCATGTCCTGTACATCATCTAGTTTCTTATCTTGCTTGTAGATTGCCTTAAGGAATTCCAATTCATCTCTATGAATCATTCTGTCTTTATCGCTGCATATTTCATTAGGGATAAATACATTACATACAGAGGATCTACTGTGTGTGTATAATCTTAATCCTGCTGTACAATTTTCTATTCTCAGATAATTACATTCCTCATCTGAGCTTGGCTTTATAGAATTCAATAAATCAATCATCTTTTTTAGTGTTGTTGTTTTCACAATTTCTCCTTTGTCCATTTAACTAATCTGTAAATAGCCCAAGTCCAGAATATTCCCCCTAGAACTTGAGCTATGATTATTGCTATATCAAATAATCTGTATCCGAAAATCATTTCAAATCCTTTAGTTTCTGGAGGCATTGTCTAGCTCTGTTTGGTGGAGCATAGTCTCCACAACACTCGTTTTCAAAATCAGCATAAAACTCAACACACTCTCTTAATTCTTTATTCTCCTGTTCTAGTCTATCAATTTCTTCATACTGACAACCGCAACGATTTCCCCTTGAAGCTTCTATACAACACGATTCGCTCACTTCTCACCTTCCTTTGAGTATTTGTCTTTATAATTACACTTGTTACATTTTCCTCCACCAAAATCATAAACATCACAGCAGCATATATGAGCTTTCTCAGCATCTTCTAACTGCTTTCTCAGTTTCTCATTCTCTTTCTCTAATTCATATCCAAACTTAACAGATGTTCGCCAAGCCATTTTTAAATCTTTTTTCTCATCCTCTAATTTATTAACCTTGGCTCTCAATTCAGCAATAGTAATTCTTTCTACCTCACTCATAAATCAACCCTTTTTGAATTATTTATATTTACGGGATTTTCTCTATTTCTTCGGGATTTTATCAATAGTTTATTTATATCTTCAAATGTCATTGCGGTAACCTCCTGATTGCTGTCACTAAAGTGCAGTAGTAATAAAATCCAGATAGGATAAGATATCCAATCAAGACAAATATTGTTCTCTTAATTATTTTCTGCATAATTAATCTCCTTTTCAGTTTCATTGATTGGATTCAAGTCATTCGTTCCACAGAATCCGTTACATTCCATTAATGGCTCAATCGGTCTACCTTTCATATCATCAATGCATTTCAATTCTGGATAATCAGGATGCTTCTTAAGAAATACTAGAGTATTCCCTGATGCCTTAGCTTCCTTCGATTGGTCTTTAAGCATGGTAACTGGTTGACCTTTCGCATCTGTCAATTCATGCTCCATTGCTGCCATTGCATCAAACTTATCTGGATACTCTGCTTGCATCTTTTTCCAGTATCCTATTCCTCCAGATACACATCCAGTATTAAGACAATTGTTATTCTGAAATCCCATAGAATAAGCGTTAGGAGTTTTCAATCCCTCATCTTGTAATATCTTGATGCAATCTGGCTTATCTAGTCCCATAAGTAACAATGGAAATATAGGCTTAGACTTAGGATGATTCATATTAATTGCTTTTGCCCTATTGAATTCCTTCTTATCGAATTCAAATCCGAACACCTGCGCAGAGTATTCATTCTCTCTTTGCCATCTCTCACGCGCCACCCTCTTTAACTTATAAGAGCAGATAGCACCATGAGCTACATTAAGGGACAGATGAGTTCTCCAGACATCTTGAATACTCTCGTAGTCAGAGCCAATTAAAGATATAGTCTCAATAGGTAAGTCATACCACTTCTCACAATCTGACTTGAATCTATAGGTATCTAGATCCTCATTATGAGTATCAATCATGATGACTCTGCAATTCTCCTTACCATATAACTCTATGGCCAGATGACAGGCCACCGCAGAAGTAACACCACCAGACCACCAACAAATTATTTTCTGCATAATCCACGCTCCAAGTCTTTCTCTATCATTCCTATTGTTTCCTCTGATAGAAATATATTATTCTTAACTAGTTTTCTTATGTTCTCTTTTATCTTGTCATATTTAACCAGTATTGCACTCTCTATGTCAACAGGTGAATAACTAGTGTAGCCATCCCATGAAGTATAGTTATTATCTCTAATGGCCTCTAATCTGTTTAAGTGTATGAAGTTGTATTTAGTTTTCATTTGACACCACCTTTTTTAATTATTTTCACACAATCTTTTAATAATTTGTCTAAGATAACCACCTTGTTGCTATCTAGTCTTTTTAGTTGATATGTACCGAGATTGAATTTTATAGATGACACCTTACTTATCGCATGGTTGATGTATTTATCCTCTGGAGATATTTTAGCAACAACTTCGTAGGCCTCGCCAACGGCCTTAGCGTTGTTGTACTTAGTGACTCTATTCTCACCATCTATGTTCTTAGATGCCATTATCTCCCTAATTCTTCTCAAATCTGTACCTGATTTTATATCAACGCCTCTGCTTTTTTTAATCGTTTTTTGAATCTTTCTGTTTTGAACCCAAGAACTCAAAGTCTGTCTAGGGATTCCTGCATCATCAGCAAAATTAGAGAGCGTATAACATCCATCTAAATGACCGCCTAGTTTAATTTTACAGGCCCTAATAGCAAGATCCGCTATATCATGCTTACTCTTATCCATTCCCTTTAGTATTAATTTGGCCTTCTTAACTAGCTCCTTGTATTTGGTTTTCATTGCTTCTCCTTCTCTGTGCATTCAGAGCAGTATGGCTCTCCGTTAATCTCCTCTGGATAATCGACATTACATGAGCATCTAGTGCATTGGATTGCTTGCTCATCATTGTCTAATTTCCAATTGTCGTAGTCGTTCATAATTTCCCCCTTAATTCAAACATACTGCATTGATAGCAATGTCAGTCTCTAATTCACTATCAGGTGTGAAGTCGTTATAATCAAAATAGCCTGCACTAGCGTTATAAATAACCTTGCTAAATGCGTTGCCTTCATCATCAGCAGCAGCAACACAAGGAAGATCCCCGTGTATTCTCTTAATTTCCTGTAAGTCTTTTATTACCTGTGAAAGTCTCATAGTTTCCCCTCTATCCTCTGCGCTATCTCATCTAAATAGCTGCCTAATATTGCCCTTCTATCTCTATATATCTGCTTAACATTGCCTGATGCTCTCCTTCTGTATTTGTTCATCAACCTATTAAGATCTATCAACAACTCATCACCAAATGGAGAGAGGTCAGGCAACAACTCTCCACTATCCACAGTGATATGCGTATCAAATCCAGAATGTTCTCGCTTGAGTGTCTCAATCGCTGCCTCATGAGATGATGCCAAAACCAGATAATGGTTAATTGAATAACCTCCTTCGCCCGTCTCTGGATTCTTGAGATAGCACTCTATTGTGTATTTCATTTAACAAGACCTGTATGCGTAGTAAGTGGTTCCATCAAAATTAAATTCAGTCTCATTGCCATCATAGCTATTAAGGAAATGACCTCTACCATCTGCGCTGATAGCATCGTCACAGAAGTCCTCTAGGCCATCACCTAACCAATTCTTGAAAGTCTCATTATTATCCTCACACTTATCATTGCTCTGTATGACCTGCACAGATTCAACCGGACAATTCAAATGAGAAGCTAAAAAATCAGCGTTAAAAGCCCAAAGACTCTCCGTTATCGCCTCATGAGCTGCCTCAGTTGCTTCTTCATCTGTTCCTACTCTATACTCTATTCCATCTAATTCCATATCGTTCATCTAGTCCTCCAAGGATCTAAGTTGTTCCCTCAACTTGAAATAAGCCAAGGTAAATCGTTGTCCATTCTCTAATGCTCTAATCTGTTCTATTAATTGCTCTCTAGTCATTGTAACTCTCTAGTTCATCCTCTCTCTGCTCTAATTCCTTCTCTAACGCTAACTCTTGGACTCTATGCTCACGCTCTCTAAGGACTGATTCTAGCTCCTCTCTGATGTCGTCTATGTCCTCATTGTTAGGATTATCGCCCAGAAGGTTCTTGATATATGTAGTTGACAGATATTTAGTCTTACGTGCCATCATTAGTCCTTTGTTATGTATTTCAATTTCAGATGCTTATATGCCTCTGTTTTCGTTTTCTCGATAACTGTTCTGGTCTGTGAGTAATCGAACGTGTAGCCATCAATTAAGGTGATCCAGTAACCATCAGAATCCTGATATTCATCTAAGATTAAATCTCTCAATTTGATGCGGCTCATAGTCTTGACCTCCAGATAAGACCAAAATAAGAGAAATCAATGATCCCAGATTGTCTTCGATATCCTCTATATGCTGTCTTAAATATCCTGAACTCAAGCCTCCAGATTCTGAAATTGAACCACCCATAACGATTAAAATTAATATTCAGATAAATAGGTGACTTCATTACATGATCCCGTTGTATTGCGTTAATAAATAAATAGGTAATAAGATAATAATGCTAAAAGTAAAAAGATTCATAGTTGCTCCTTATCGGTAAAATCCAAGGCATCTTGGATAATGTTAAAATTCTCTGGATAAAAATATCCCTGATATTCACAGTTAGGTGACACGGGCAATTCATCAAATGACTCGTTATTGTAGTATTTCTTTTTAACCATTTTGACGTTGCTCATAATTTCATTGAATTGAGTTGTCACTCTATGGCCAGAAATTGCCTTAAGTTCATTCATCGTGTAACCAACAAGATAGTTAAATAACTCTCTGTTACCATCAATAAAATGATCGGCATTAAGTGGAGTTGCATAGTTGAATAAATCAATGCGACAAATGTCCATATCACCAATTGATATCTGCTTATAGTCCTCAAAAGATAGGCCTAATGCATCCCTAATTGAGTTCATAAAGTTAGGCATATCTAGTGTATTAGGATCTAAAGTATCGCTGCATATGTGACCATAGCCATCATAAATACCTTCTATTTTCTCATTATTAGGCAACACTAAAACGACCTGACTCTCTGACTCATTAAAACCAGAATAAGGACAGGCAGGAATTGACTCGCTAGATATGGCGCATCTATGACTAAAAAATCCCATCTAGATCCCCTCTGACTCTAGTAAAAAGTCATGCTCTGTTAATACATAATCTTTAATCTCAGCTATAAATAACTCTAAAAATTCAAAATGAGCCGCCATCTCCTCTCTAGTGGAGAATGTCATATCATCAGGCTGAATGTTGATGATCATTCTATTAGAATCATCTATAGATGCATTATGCCTAAAACTCTCAAATCTCTTTGCCATTCTAGATCCCCTTTGCCTTCATAAATTCTGATAATTTATGCGCCGTTAATGCTATTAGTCTGTTAGTGTCATGCGGCTCAATATCTGCCATAAATGTAAAAATGTCCCGATCTCGGTACTACCTCAGCAATGCCATGCTTCTTAAGAACAGTTGCAGGATGAATCTTGAGCTTCTTGATATAGTCCTTAGTTTTCGACTCATTGCCATGCAATAGCCTTGAACAACGTGTTGCAATAACTTCCAGTGAAGTTTCACCTTTCAGAATTGAGTTAATAATCAGAGGTTGATAGATAGCTGTCATTTTCATTTTAGTATCTACAAATTTAGTTAAGTCACACATAATCTAATCTCCTGTTATGCTGCGCTGTTCACTTATGTTTTCTCCGCAAGTGCGTCATAAGTAATACAACTCATTGATTAACTAGATATTAGGATATCGTTTCCAATGTGTCAACACCTTTATTTAGATTTAGTATACAAATTTTAAAAAGAATAACGCGAATAATCCGTTTTTTTTCAATTAAATATTCAGAGAGGAGAGATGTAAGAGGGGTAAACTTGATTTGGGGTATTAATTAATTATATCAATAACTTACAGATTTGTGCATGACAACGAATGGAATGTAAGAAAAAAGCTTTTANNAAAAAAGGTCGAATTATTCGTGCTATACTCACAAACGCCACGCACTTTTGTAGGTAAAAAAAAAATNNAGATTTTGACAAATCGTTGACATTGTGTTTTTCTAATTACCACAAACAATAACAAAGGAGAATGAATGCAAAAAACAAAAAACATCAGAATAACAGAGGAGGATTTTGCCTTTTTATCTGGTTTTACTAATCTCGGAGCAAGTCAAAACATGACACTCATTATAGATATGATGAGAAGATCAACTTCTGCCCTATCTGTCTTTATGGAATACATGAGTATTCAGGATGAAGCGAATAGATGCAGCGCAGAAAAAAAGACATTGTTCGTCGACTATAAACTTTATAGTGTTGAGAAAATCAAAAAGCTAGAAAGTCGATTGAGATCAGCTAATTATCGGAATAGACCAAAAGTTAAGGGAAAAGATGATTACGTGATCCCTGATTCTCATATGGAGGCAATGAAAGAGATAGAAGAAAAGGGATTCAACTTCGATCCTGATAGAGAGTTGTAACGCATAATGTCAAAAGTCGATTGGATTTGTTGGAAATGCGCGTTATAAATAAAAGAATAAAAAAGAATAAAAAGAGTTGACAGGATGTAAACACTAAGGCAATATCTAATCAACTTAAACAAAGAGGGAAAAATGCTAACAAGAATTGTGAATAAATCAGAAGGCTATAAGGTGGGCGATATCTACGATCTGTGGAATATCGACTATAAGATAGTTGAGATCGAAACTAAGGGGGATTTACAACGCATATGGCTAGAGGAGGCTTAATGTAGACGATGCATAGCACAGAAGACAACGAGCAGCGTTAACCTATATGATCTAGCTGCTCGAATCGTCTTGATTGATTAAAAATGAGGGGGAAAAATAGGCCCCCCTAGAAAGGGATTTATAAAGAGGGGATATCCACAACCTCTTCACGCATATTTTTTTTCATTTCCTCAACTATTAACACCCCGAGTCACATACCTTCTACATTCCATGCTACAATATCCTAATGGACATCTACATAATTCCAGATACTCAGATTAGACCAGAAGTAGACATTACCCATCTGAAATCAATAGCTAAGCACATTGCTTCGATTAGGCCAGACTACATTATTAATATGGGAGATTGGCATGATATGAAATCCTGCTCTTATTATGACAAGGGTAAGAAGTCACATGAAGTGTTCAACTTCATTGATGATATTGAATCTGGTAATTTCGCTGATGAATATTTCTTCGGTTATCTGGATAAGTTATGGCCCCGTCATAAATCTAAATGCAAGAAGATTAAGTTATATGGAAATCATGAAGATAGAATTGCCAGAGCGTTTGAGTTTGGTGATGCGAATCTTCGAGAGATAATTAAGAGATATCGAATTGATAATTCTAGATGGAACAAGGTAGTTCCCTTTCTCAAGGAGTTTAGAGTTGAGAGATGTTATTTTAGCCATTATTTTCCAAAGTCTGGTTCTGGTAGGCCTATTTCTTCTGCTAAAACATTGTTAACGAATAAGTTCAAGACTTGCATAGCAGGTCATCAACAGGGATTCCAATATGCAGAGGCATTGGGTGAGCGAGGTAATATTCATGCCATTATTTCTGGCTCTTGCTACACTCATGATGAGCCTTATGTTGGTCCGAATAATGGTCATTTTAGGGGAACTCTTCTTCTTAGGAATGTTAAGGGTTCTACGTTTGACTTAGAGAAGTTTTCTCTTCACAATTTAATGAGGAAGTATAAATGAGTTTTACGAAAGAGCATCGTTATATTATTACTATTCCAGACGCTTCTCAGGAAGAGTCCCAATATCTGGAATGCTTTGTCTCCTATCCAGACCCAGATGACGCCTCCGTTATTGATATCAGGGTGGGAGATAAGGTGTTTCTTCATGTTGAATACGGCACACTAGAATTACTAGGTGCTGAGTTGGTACAATGAGCAGACGAGACTACAGCGACAATGGTCGTGCGTATAAGTTAGTATATGACCGGAAATCCGGCAAGGATAAGCGAGTTTACCTTAAGTCCTCTCTTTGCACTGAATGTGGGGAGGAGTTCAATCATCGTTCACGCTTGCAGAAGAAGTGTAGGAAATGTAAGGTTAGTAAATGAGCGATATGATTCCACTACATCCTAAGTTACAGCGAATAGTCAATAGATTAGGTTCAGCGAAGGTCGAGAGAGCTAAGCAGATGTATTTGGGAGATGTTCTCCCTTCTGATATTTCCGCATATCTGGAGATTGATATTGATGAATTGGGTTACCTCTGTTTCGGACTAGACCGTTCTGGAGAACATCCTAACTCATGGTACGCCATTAAGAAGAAGCANCCTAGAGNATCTATTCANACCTATTCTGTTATTAAGCCATATGTTCTGAAGCAATCAGAGATGAGTCTAGTTAGATTAATTAATGAGAATACAGATAGAATGGTTAATGAGAAGAAAGAGATGGATATGGATGAATTGTCTAAGGCAGTTGGAATGGTTGAGAAATTAGATAAGATTACTCGACTTGAAGAAGGCAAAGTGACTGAGATTGTTGATATCAGCGCAGGATTCTCACTCAGAGATATCAAGAATGGTAAGCAGATTAAGGATGTTGACAATGAGGATGAATCAGATGATGATTCTATAGAGGCAGAATTTAATCCACTTGATAATAAGGAGTAACATATGAGCATTCATAAAGAAGCAGAAGAGCTAGAAAAGAAATTAGAAGCACCAAGAATTACAGAACAAGATAGAGGTATGTTGTGTAGAGAGTTTGCAGATAAGCATAACCTCGTATTCCAAGGATTCAGACCTGCCAGTGGTTCACCTATTTTCTCTGGTGATGTTCCTGAAAAGGAAGATTCATTAGAGAGTCAACTATCTGAGTTAGATGGTAAGACACTAGAAGAGCTTTAATGGGCACACTTCAGCCTGAAGTAGTTAGAGAATACTTTTTCTATGATCCAGAGAGAAATGTTTATTACAATGAACTCTGGACATTCACAGAGAAGGTTCTCAAGACCAATTATTACCATATAGAGATATTGGAAGATATTTGAATAAGTCCCAATTCCAACAACATCAAGATTCCATAGAACGTGAGATGCATCAGGTAGTGATGCCTCACGATGGACAGATAGATATTGTAACTGCATTCTTCATTGATTGGATGCAGGGAGTGTTCCTTCGTTGTGGACGGAAATACGGGAAGACTGATGTTGCTATCTATTGTATGTATATGTTCGGCCTCTTATTTGAAGGTTCTGAATGTTACTATGTAGCAGATGAGAAGGACCATGCTAGAGATATTTGTTGGGATAACCGAAGACTCCCTGAGTTCTTCACTACCATTAGACAATGGAAGAAAGAAACAACAAATGAGTTCATTAAGCGTAAGCGCAAGGGGATAGAACTCCAGAAGAAGTGGGTTGCTAGTTACAACAACTCAGAGATGATTGTGAAGTTACATAACGGCTCAATTCTGAAGGTTGATGGAGCTAAGAACTTCTCTAAGGCAGATGGACTATCTCCTATATTCGTAGTCTACGATGAATTCAAGCATCATAACCCTAAATACGATCAGGCCATGCGCCCGAACCTCAAGACATTCAATGGACGTATCATGATTATTGGTACACCTCCAGATAATGAGGATAACTATTATTGTGCAACTGAAGATGAATTCAAGAACAAGAAGAATCACAAGCACTTCTTATTACCCTCTCATCTGAATCCTCATGTATATGATGGACCTAACGATGAGGGACTTAAGGAAGAAGAGGAAGCATTGAGACTTAAGGGAGAGCATCATATATTCCTTAGAGAATATATGTGTGAGATTGTCCCAGATGCCTCTAGGCAGATATTTCCCATGTTTGATGTTCCTCGCAGGAATCACAAGACGAAACGCTATGAGGGCAGAACTAAGCACGTTAGACCTCATGATGAATTACTTCTGGATATTAAGTCTCGCAAGAGAGATTTCGACTTCCATATCTGCTTTGATGCAGGATCAGCTGTTTGTTTCGGTGTACTTCTGGTAGCTGTTAATCGCCATGACAAGAGGTTTATCATAATTGATGAGATATATGAGGAATCTCAACAGAGAACATCGACAGGTCAGATATACCCTAGAGCTGAAGAGAAGATGGATGAGATAGAACTATATAGGGACAATTGGTACCAAATCTATGACCATGCAGCTACTTGGTTTCAGGTAGAAGTTGCCAATCAGTTTGATGAACATCTGAATCCATGTCAGAAGGATACGAAGAAGAAGGAAGCTAAGTTGAGTATTATCAAGGACATAATGCTAGTTGGACTACATCCTTCTGAAGATGAAGGCATTCCTACGCCTGACCCTATCTTTCTGGTATCTGATCGCTGTCAGAACTTCATTTCTGAAGTGTCTAAGTATGCGAAAGATGAGAATGGGAAAATTGCTAAGAGGAATGACCACTTGTTAGACTGTTTGCGTTATATACTTAATGAATCGAACTATTATACATTATTTGAAGAATATAAGAAACAAGAAACGACTAGGAGATTTGAAACTCCTGCAACTGACTTTAATTCTAACCTATCTCAGAATGAGAGAATATTATCTGGAGTTGATTATGATTAATCTTTACATGGCATTATCATTGACATCTGTCATTTTATGCGCTGTTACAGCTATTTTTAGTGTGTTATCATACTGTAAGGTGGTAGGATTAGAGAATTCGACACATCAAGTACAATGGATGCCTATGGAGACTCCAGAGAAAGAAGGTGACAAACCTTCTGAGCCTTCACCTATGGTCGATGCTTTCAAGAAGCACGTTTATCCAAATATTAATGATGAGCAAGTCTAAGGAGAGGACATGAGCGGTGTAGATACATTTGATGACTATAATTCAACCGAGAGAATGGTTGATAGAGATACGAAGCCATTTCAGTTTAGGGATGAGCCTAATTCTGAAGAGAAGACATTAGAATGGCTTAATCAGAATTTCGATAATATTCAACAGGCATCATTATCTAGATTTATCGTCTACAGAAGACACCATGCTCTCTATAAGGGAATTCATTGGAGATATAACGACACTAGGAACTCTGATAGAGATATCGAGTATTCTCAGCGTAAGCCAAGACATACAGTTAACTTCGTTCAGGATATGACTGACACTAAAGTATCTGATATGGCCAGATTCAAGGTCGGTGTTTCAGTTATTCCTGCACATGATGAACAGAAAGATATTAACAATGCTAAGGCCTGTAAGATGCTTCTGGATGCCAGAGCAGAACAGATAGATATGGAACTAGTTCAACAAGAAGCTGATGCTATTAAGTATCAATTCGGAACTGTATTTCAATTCACTGAATGGGATGAGAATGCAGGTCCATTGCATCCTGCTTATAGAAGATTAATGGAACAATATGGAGGGAAACTTCCTAAAAAGGTTCTCAAGAAAATCAACAAGAAAGGAAATGTTCATATTGGTGATGTATCTGTTAAGAATTATGGGCCTGACAGAGTGTTCCCTGAACTTGGTGTTAATAAATGGGAAGATGTTAAGCACGTTGAAAGAATTGAATGGGTTCATGTTGAAGAAGTTAAAGACAGAATACCCAAGAAAAAGACAAGTGACATCTCTGAGAATCAGAGAGAGATGTTTGATTTTGAATTAACTGAATTAAGTAGACCTAGAGATATGGTAATGGTTAGACACTTCTTCCACAAGAAGACTAAGTATTTACCTGAAGGTGCTTATATAATTTATTGTGATGATGCTATCTTAAGTCATCAAGAATTCCCTTATGATGATGGTGAATTACCATTTACTATTGATAGAGATACAATTGTTCATGAGGAGATTTGGGGAAGGTCGTTCATTGGTAACATTGAACAGATGCAGAGATATTACAACAATATTCAATCTGCTCAGGCCCGTGATAACGGCATAGGTTCAGCTCCTAAGTGGGTTATGCCTAAAGGTTCTTGTGATGTTTCATCTGTTAATAATGAATTCACTATTATGGAATTCAAAGGGCCTATAGCTCCTAAGTTGGTTGCACATAATCCTACTGGTTCTCAATCATTTGAGATTCAGGATAGGTTAGAGAATAAGATTGGACAACAGTCTAAAGTTTCTGGCTTTCAACAGGGTGAAGTTCCAACAGGTGTTACTGCTAACTCAGCACTTCGGTTCTTAGATGAGCAGGAGAGTAGAAAGTTATTTACTCAAGAGAGCAGAAGAAAAAGAAGAGTTATTAAAACATATAGAATGATGATTAAGCGTATGGCCCAATATTATAAGCCTGATGATGGAAGAATGATTCAGACTTTAGGGAAGAATAACGAATACTTAATTAAGTCATTTAAGCAAGCTGACTTCACTCAGGTTTATGATGTGAAGATGGAAAATAGTTCTGCACTTCCTGATACTAAAACAGGTAAAATCTCAGCAATCGTTGATTTAAACATTGCTACTCAGACTGACCCTGTATTCAAGAAGGAAGAAATTGTTAAGATGCTTGATATGGGTAATGACGATATGTTCAAAGATGAGGCAACAGTTGCAGTTGATGCAGCTAAGACAACTCTGGAATTAATTCTTGAAGATGGAGAATATCCTGAGCCACAAAAGTTTGACAACTTCATCGTATTTTATTCAATATTTAGTAAAGCAATTCAGGCAATAGCTTTTAAGATGAAAGTCCCACCTGAAACAATTCAAAAAATGGAAGACTATATTATGACTATGGAAGGTCTAATGTTTGAAAGAGCAACTAAAAACACTAAGTTTTTAATGTCACTTATGGAGTTTGACAATTATCCGATGTTCTTTACTACTCCTGCGCCATTATCATCATTGATGCCAGTTATGCCTAAAGAAGGTGGATCTGGAGGTGGAGCAGATACTACAAATATGAAACCACCACAAGGAGAAACAGTTTGAACCTAGCAGAACAAGAATTAGACACATTCGCAGACACTACACCAATTGAATTAGATGAGGCCAATGGAGAACCTGTTAAGCCAGATAATCCTGAAGATGATACATTCGATAATGGTTATTATGAGAATGAAACTAAGGAATCTAAGGATAGCCAAGTTGAGAATCTTGAAGAACAAGATGACAACGACAAGGCTCCTGAGAAAAAAGAAGAAGAGCCTAAAAAAGAAGAAGAAAAGAAAGCTGAAGATAAACCAGAGGATAAGGTCGAAGAAAAGCCTAAAGAAGAAGAGAAACCAAAAGGCAAGACTCTTAAGCTCAAATCTGGTGATGATGTAACAGATATTTCAGAAGATGCAACAATAAAAGTCAAAGTTAATGGAAAAAATGAGTTCGTATCGCTAACTGAACTCAAGTCTAATTACTCTGGCGAGAAGGCATGGTCTGACAAAATTGCAGCTGCAAATCAGAAGACTGAGGAGGCAGAAGCGAGAGAAAACGTATTTAAGCAAGAAAAACAGCAGGTTGTAGGTCATTTAGAGAAAATAGCGACAATGCTAGATGATGAAAATGGTGACCCTCTGGCTGCACTGAATTATTTGGTTGACTTTACTGGAAGGGATGTTAACCTATTTAATAAGAGAGTTATGTCGCACATGGAAGCGCGTGTTGCTGAATTGTCAGAAATGGACGAGGTAGAGAAGGAACTTTACTGGAACAAGCAAGAACTCTCAAGTCTCAAGAGCAATCAAGCAGCCAAGGCTGATGAGCTTAAAAACAGTGAAGCCCAAAGGGAAGCTGTTGCTAAGGTCGACAAGCTAAGGGAATCGCAAGGTGTTACAGAGCAACAATATGTCCAAGCTCATAAGGAAATGATTGATGCAGGACGTAAGGATTTGACTCCAGAGCAAGTGGTGAAATACGCTGTTATGACACCGTTTATATCTAAGTCATTAGACCTTACTGAACAGTATGAAGAAATCCTAGGTGATAGTGATATGGATAAACTTGTGTCTGATGTTGCGATAACTCTAAAAACTTATCCAAATTTATCAGAACAAGATGTAGTCATGGACTCTGCCAAAAGACTTGGAATTAGCATCAGGACTCCTGAAGATGATGATATTGACGCGATCAATAGCAAAATCGGAAAGAAGAAAGTTGTTAAGAATGACCCAACATTGAGAGCAGGTGGTGCTTTAAAAGAGGGTGAACTTGATATGTTCGACGATTAATTTATAATCCCAAGGAGGGGAAATGTCATCTTTTAACTTAGTAGATCAAACGAATCTATTTAAAATTAATTACTACAAAAAATCAGAAAATATGTATAACTCTGCGAACGTTCTTCAGGGCCGTATCAAGAAAAGATATGACTTTACAGGTAAGCAACGTTTCGTAAGTACGCCTCTTTCATTCAGTGGTGGTGTTGGTGCAGGTGTTTTACCAGTATCTAACGCAGGTAACTATGAAGGTGCAGTAATCACAGCTAAGCGTTGTTATGCAACTTGTGAGATTGAAAGAGAAGCAATGAAGGCTTCTGCTAATGATGCAGGTGCATTCGTTAGAGCAACTGCTGAAACAGTTAAGAAGACTGTTGAATCATACATGAGAAACGGTTCTCGTATCCTTTTTGGAGATGGTTCAGGTATTCTTGGTCGTGGTGATGGTGCTACAAACGTAACTGGGAACGGTTCAATCGGTACTCCTTATGTTGTAACAATCGGTGCAGCAGGTTCACTTGGTGGATTTAAAGAAGCCAATTGGGAAGAGAAAGATTTCGTTCAAATCGTAACTGGTATGAACGCAGGTGATAACTTAGGTGGAGCTGCTGAAGGTGGCGCTGCTGTTACTAACTTACTTGAAATTGTTGCAGTTGATATTGCTCTTGAACAAGTTAGCTTAGTTGGTACATCGGCTGTTCTAGCTGCACTAGCAGGTGTAGGGCCATTACTAGCAACATCTGGACTTGCAATGCAACGTTCATACTTACAAGAGCCAGTTGGTCTTGATGGTGTTGTTAACATTTCTTCTGGTTCTCTATATGGGATTACAGTTCAAAGACGTTGGTCATCATTTATTCAAGATGCTCTTGGAAAAGGTGTTTCAGTAGACCTTATGAATGGTGTTATGCTTTCAGTTGAGAAGCGTTTTGGTAAGGCTCCTAATATGATTATGACATCATATAAGCAATTCCAGAACATCCTTGCTCTTATTGAAGACCAAAAAGTTTATAATCTTCCGAACAAGCACATCAAAGGAGACTTATCTTTCAAAGGTGTTGAGTTCATGTCTACAAGAGGTCCAATTGGTATCTTCGTTGATAGATTCTGTGAAGACGATAGAATTTACTTCCTACATGATGCGTTCATCGAATGTCATCACAGACCTGGCTTTGGTTGGTTTGATGATGATGGAACAGTATTCCTTCGTAAGACAGATGAGGATGCGTACAATGCTCGTTCTGGTGGTTATTTAGAGAACTTTATTACTCCAACAGCACACGGATTACTTAAAAACTTAGCAGTATAATAAAACGAGGGGGCTTCGGCCCTCTCTTTTCATCCCTCCCAAGGGTTAAAGGAAGAATCATGAGCAAAGAAAGATCACGTTCAATTAAATCAGCACAACTTAAGATGAGAGAATTAAATTTCACCATTGATGGAACATCAGGAACACCTGCTGCTTCTGGATTTGATAGATTTGGAATCAAATCGGTTACTGATTTAGGACTAGGAAATTATACAATTATATTCGCTTCTCCATTTGAGAGAGCTTGTATGTTAGGTGGTTGGTCTGCATTAACATCTGATATTGCCCTAGAGGTAACAGCAGTTGCATATGATAGAATTACTGTTCAATGTACATTAGCTTCAACAGGTGTTGCAGCAGATGCAGATATCGCATTATGTGTTAAAGGTTCTGACGCAAGATTCGATCAATAGTATGAAGAAATATGGAGCAGCCTCTATATTGTCAGTTATGATGGTAGGTGTTTTTGGGTTCCTTGGACACCTCATCTNCGCTAATGCTCAAGCCGTAGCTGTATTAAAGGTCAAAGAGAAAACATCTAAAGAATTGATTTTAGAGATAAGAAAAGATGTTAAATGGCTTAGAGATAATGTAAAATTAAAAGAGTAGATACTAAGAAACCCGAAGGAGTGGAGATCTAATGAGTATAACTGTAAAAATTCCTTTTGAAGACCCTGCACAATACTTATTTGACACATCAACAGTTGAAATAGCTGATGGTGTTGGTAAGTTAAAATCATTAGCACCATCAGGAGAAGTGTATTACTACAACTTCAAAGATGATGCTAGTCTGTTAAGTGAGAGAGGTGGATCATCTTTTACACTTCCAGACTATAATGCTTCAAACCCTAATACAGGATCTGTTGTAGGCGGAGAACTTCTTTTAAATAACAAAGATTTTTCTTATGCATATATACCTACAGTAACAAATCCAGTCCCTGCGGAACTTTCATTTAAAACAAGATTTACTGTTCCATTGAGTTTTTCTGTTGCTCATGAGGCGATATCAATAAAGGGTGCAGATAATTCGAGACTTATAATGAGACTTCTTTGGCTTGGTTCTGGATTGTTTAGAGTATATATAAATCTAAACAATGGGGCAGGTACTCAAATATACAGTCAAATAATAGGTGGAAATCTTCCAATTGCAGTAGAATACGATGTATCAGTATCAATGAATGCATCAGAGATTAACTTATATTTAGATGGAAATCTTGAGTACACTCAGAATATATCTGCACATACCTTTGACTTCTCAACACTTACAACAACTCTTGGTGGAAAATATCCAGATAGAAGTGCATTTAATATGTCTGACCTTCAGGTTACTGGTGGACATATATATACTGGAGCAACAGTAACAACTGGAGAGCAGTTCACTTATGAGAAATCACCACAACAATTAATAGCAACAGCTCCTATGCTTATGGATTCATTTATAAGTTTTACTAGAACTGAAACTATTATTAATGAGAGTGACGTTACCCATCAGCTTATGCTTAACTCTGAATACTGGTGGTACAACACAGTTACATCTAAATGGGAACAGGTTGTTGATTTTGTTACAGATGTTAACACTGGACCAGAAATGGCGGCAAATGTTGACAAGCTAAATCTAGTTGATGGTATAGGTAAGTATGTTCAGATCGTTACATATATAAAATCTCCTGACGGATATTACAATCCAGAATGTAAGACCATAGACTTAATTTATAGATTTTATTTTGGGCTAGGCTCAGGTTTGCCTACTTGTATTGTGTACGGTGGAATTGTTGACTCATCTGGGAATGAAGTTTCAGGTGCTAAAATAACAGTATCTGGAAATGATTTTCTTCATGGTGAAACCTATGTAACAAGGAATACTGAGTTTACAACAGGATCAAATGGAAAGTGGGATGTGGAAATTGTAGAAACAGCAACAGTATCTAAAGAAGCAACTATAACAATATCATACTCAGATATAGATGGGGACTGACGTTGTTAAGGTATTTGCAGGACTAGTTATACCGAATGTTGCAAGCAAGTCATTCACACAACTACTAATAGACAACGGTTTTGATATTTAATTTAAGTACATTAGAGGCCCTTAAAGGAGCGGAGACTATGAGTGCATTAAAAGGTTGGAAAAGTATATTTAAAGCAACATCTGTAAAATTCGGATCTCTTGAAGAGAAGGTTAAAGATGTGTATGCAACTTTCACTGGAATAGGTGGAGACAAATCAGGTCTTGATGTTGTTCCAAGATATTTAACTCTAATTGCTACATCTACATTAGATGTAACACCTGAACCTAAATTCCCTACTAAGATTTTACCAATAACAGGACATACACTCAGAGAAGGTGATGTAATAAGATTCACTGGAGTAGGTGCATTGCTAGGATTAGAGGTTCAAGTTGAGAAGATTCTCGATGCCAATAATGTACTTCTAGCGACAACACTTCCGGCAAGTCCAATTCCTTCTGAACCATTCACACAACTAAGACACGTTACTCCTGCGGTGGATTCCTCTGGTAATATAACGATTACAGCAGCTCAATTATCATTAGTTGATGAACTAGATAACGGATTATCTGACCCTGCACAGGGTGGAATACTTGATACATTCACTACGAATATTCCTGCTAGGTCTGCCAACGCTGTTCAGATAGTTGCATCATTGGCAGCCAATGTGAGTAAAATGTTGATATCTCATGATATGGGTGAATTTACTGCAATTTATTCTGATGCAGCTAGAACTAATAAATTATTCAATGTACCATTAACACCAGATGTTGAGGTTGATGTTTTTATTCCGGCAGGTACAGCTTTGTATCTAGGTAACCTTAAGAACGCAGCTATTACAGCACCTGATTTAGGAAGTTCAAGTACATTACCAATTAACTTTTTAGGATAATAAATATGAAAATCTTTTTACTATTATTTCTGATTTCATTTAATGCATTGGCAGGGCCGGGAACTTTCCCGAAAGGGCCTGTAGTTAAGATGCTTAAGAACACATTAGAGGGTAAAACAACTCAAACTAGAATCTATACTGGAGACTCAGATGACCCTACAGCAGTAGCTAAGTTTGGTGATATTGGCTCTCTATATATTAGAGGAACTTCTGGTGAATTATATCAGAAGCGAGATGGTGGTTCATCCACTAACTGGCAGAACTTATTAATTGGTCCTGTTGGAAATGGTACAGATGAATGTGTATCCAGATGGGATGGGACAGGTTCTCCATCTCTTCAAGATTCTTTATTCTGTATTACTGATGTAGGATTCGGAACAGGCCTAACTGGATTAGATGTTGATAACTTAAGATTAGATGGTAACTCTATTTCATCTCAGGATGTGAATGGAGATATTACTCTGGACCCTAATGGGATAGGTAAAGTTGTAGTTAACTCTGACCTAGATATTCTAGGAACAGTAACTCAAATAGCGATATCTTCTCTGGCAGTAACGAATGCAACTATCTTAGTTAATAATGGTGGTAATCAGGCCACAGCAGATGCTCAGGATGCAGGGTTAATTGTTGGAATGTCAGACGCGATAGATGCACAATTAGGATATGACTCTACTTGTGCAACTAGATTCCAGTCTGGAGAGGTTGGTTCATTAGATTGTACAGTTAATGAGACTGTCACTCAGACTCTAACTAATAAGACAATTGATGCCGATTCTAACACTATAACAAATATTGAAAACGCAGACATCAAAGTTGGTGCTGCAATTGATAGAGCTAAATTAGCTTCAGGGACTGCTAACCATGTAATCATCAATAATGGTTCTGGAGTTATGAGTTCAGAGGCATTACTTGCTAACTCAAGAGGTGGTACAGGACTTGATTCCTCTGCTTCTACAGGTGTAGCCAAGGTTGCAGCAGGTGTTTGGTCAGTTTCGGCATTAGACCTAACTACAGACGTTACAGGGATACTCCCTATAGCTAATGGCGGTACTAACTCTTCAACAGCTCTTAATAATGACAGAATTATGGTTAGTTCTGGTGGCTCAATTGTAGAGGCCGCTGCATTAACTAATGGTCAGATGTTAGTAGGCTCAACTGGCGCAGCTCCAGTTGCAGCAGCTCTGACAGCAACAGCAAATCAAACAACTGTAACGAATGGTGTAGGTTCAATTACGCTAGGCACTGTTCAGGATATAGGTACAGTATCTTCACCTTCGTTTACAGGCCTTACTCTTTCTGGCCTTACTCAGAACTCTGTTATTTTCGCAGGAGTTGGTGGAGTTTTAACAGTAGGATAATACAAAACTTTACTTTCACTGTAGGAACAGGTGCTTTAGATGTTAATGGTTCTATTACTGTTGATAATTTAAGCCTTAATGGAAACACAATTTCCTCTACAGATGTTAATGGAAATATTATTGCAGATGCAAATGGCACAGGGCAATTCAATTTAGCAGATGTACTTCTTATGCCACATCTTGCTGACCCTGCAGGTTCTCCAGCAGCTGGAAATTCTAACCTATATTTTAAGTCAGATGAGATACTGCACGATAAGGATGAGAACGGGGTGGTCAATCCTGTGAATAATAGAAACACTCCAGACGTTCTCACCAATATGTCTTTTGAAAAATCATACGCAGGTTCTCCTGCTTTGGGTTGGACTTATACTCCTTCTGGTGCTGATGTCGCTACTGTTGAGACAACTGAAGTATTAGCAGGTAACGGGACTCAAGCTGTTTCAATCACTCCTGCTGCTGAGACTTTCACCTTTGACCAAACCTTCAACTGTGACCAATACGACGGGATGTTAGTTCAGTGGAAAGCCTCTGTTAAATCTGCCAATGCTAATGTGGAAGTTTGTTCTTTAATTGGGGCAGTAGCTACAGACTGTGTGGCCCATAATGCTAGTGGTAGTTATGATGTTATAGGTACAGAGGCCTTAGCGGTTGCAGGTTCTGTCTGCGGTATAAGAGTTCGCTCCACAGTAGCAATAACTGACACTGTTAAGATAGATGCTGTAGAGTTTAACAGTTCTCCTAAAACTGTAAACCTCAATGATTCAGCTACCTGTTATGTGAAAGACACTCAGGCTTCTGGAGTTAATGGAGGTAGTGCTACGGCCAATACTGTGCAGGTGAGAAACTTAGATGTAACTGAAGGTTCTTGCTCTTTTGTTTCTCTAGCTACAGACCAGATAACCTTGGCTGCATCTTCTACCTATAAAGTATGTGGGTGGGCTACAGGATATGAAGTCTCAAGACACCAAGTTTTCTGGTACTCAGTGACTAATACTTCTTATGATATCGACGGAACAAGTGCTGTGGTTGCTATTGATGGTACAAGTACACTATCTATGTTTTGTGGTGAAGTTGTTACAACAGCCGCAGAGGTTTTTGAGTTAAGACACTGGACTCAAGGTACAAGAGCTATAACAGGTTTAGGCTTCGCTGCGGATAACCATGCATCTAATCCTCAAACTAGAGAAATATATGCAGTAATCTCCATAACAAAGNTACAATAATGAAATACTTAATATTGTTTTTAATAACCCTAAACGTAAACGCTATGACTGTTAGCCAGTTTAGGGCAGGTATTAAAGCCTTAAAGTATCCTAGAAAGACAGTGGTTAAGGTCACTGGAAACCTTAATAGTAAAATGTAGGTTTAAAGAAAAATGCTAAATCGCTTGGACCAATAGGTAGAGATAATAAATTAGCTGAGTTTATAGCTCAGGATGCTATATATGTAGCAGAATCTGATACCAAGAAAACAAAAGAAAACAAGAAGAAGCAGGTCAAGGCTAGGATTAAAGCTGCCAATTGTGGAGATTTGTCTAGTATATCTGCTATACTTGTAGATATGTGTAAAGCAATGAAAGGGAGATAGTATGAATGAAACAGACCAGTTACTTTTTCAATTAGATAACTATGAGGGTGACTCACCTAAGAGTAGTTCTAGTAATCCCTATGGAAAATCAGGATATGCAGCAGGTATGACAGCAGCTAGAGGTGGTTCAGCTTCTGATGTTGCTTCAGCAGGTCTAATATCTTCTAGAAATCCTTATGCCATGGGTGCAGGAATAGGCCTTCAGGTTCTGTCAATGAGACAAAAGAGAAAACAAAAAGAGCAAGAGATAGATGCTAAAATGAAGCTAGATAGAATTAGTCGGCAACAAAAGGCAATGTCTAACTTAATGCAATTGTCTCAAGGATTAGGAATATAATGAGAAGGATATCACAATTAATTCACGACATTAGGTTCAATACAAATAACATTGATACCAATAGATATAGTGACATGAGATTGATTAAATTCTTTAATGATGCTCAAGATGCAATTCAGGCAATCATATTTACGATTGATACTGATGCCAAGTATTTCGTTAAAGAAGCATTCCAGAACATGATATATGGTCAGGAGTTGTATAACTTACCTTCTGATATTTACTCAGAGAACTCTGTTAATGGAATTTGCTAGATCAGTAAGTGAAGGGAATGTTAACTACTGGCATCCACTTAGAAAAATATCAGAGAAAGAAAGAAGAAAAGGGCAGGGATATGTTCTTCAGGGTTCACAATATATAATCTCACCACTTCCAAGAATTAATCTGAATGTTGGAGTTAGAATTAACTATGTTAAAAAGCTCCCTAAATTATCTCCTAGAATTGGAACTGTTAAGAAATTCACAACTGGAACATCATTAACAATAGCTAACCCAATAGCAGGAGATATCTCTAACTATAATGACTATGTATGTGTAGTTGATAAGTTTGGAGTATCTAAATTAGATGAAATATATGTGGACTCTTATGACGAATCTACAGGAAAGATAAAAACAACAGCAGACCTAACAACAATTGCAGTAGGTGATTATGTTGTTATAGGAAGAATAGCAACTTCCCATTCTGAGTTGAATGACAACTTAGAGGCGTTGTTAACATCTTATGTTGAGAGAAGAATTCAACTAGTTGATTCATCATCTGACCTTGGGAATATTGATATATTCACACAAGAAGAGAAAGAGTTAATTACTGGGTTATATAAAAAGAGTGACCATGACACTAAGTATCCTGCAATTGTAAGTGATACATACATCAACGAGTAACCATGACATTAGAAAGAAGATATAAATTCAGGGGCCTAAATAAGAGGTCAAGTGACATTAACATGGACCCAGAGTTTGCCTCTGACCTACAGAATGTCGAGTTAACCCCTAGAAGGGAGTTAGTTAAGCGATATGGTTATGATATCGCTGCAACAATAGGGTTCTCACCTATTGACTCAATGGAACTAGTTAACACCAAGGAGTTTGTTTTAGCAACAACATCTGGACTTCATAGAATGAATGGGAGTTCATTTGACCAGATTAATCTAGGTGGCGCAACTCCTGCTGATGGTTGGAGTGATTATCTTGATTATGATGAATACAATGATGTTTTATATTATACCGATACATCGGGTAAGACTGATTTATTTAAGTATGATGGGTATTCTGCATATAAGGCAGGTATTCCAAAAGTTACAGCTACAACTGCTACAGGTGTTGGTACAAAATACTATAGACTTATTTATTACTTTATAGATGCCAGAGGTAATGTTCATTGGGGAGACTATCTACAGTTTGAACTATTGGCTGACTTTGCATCATTCACTGTTGATACTTTTAATGGCACAGAACACTACTCCAAAGGAGCAATATCTTCAGGAGTTCAGACAATAAATTCAGGAAACTTAACTCTGAATGTTTTGGCAGGACATAATTATGTCTTAGGTGATTATATAAGAGGACTTAGTACACTTGGTGATTTCAAGATGCTTGAAGTGGCCTCTGTTGGTGCAACATCAATAACTCTAACTTCAGCATCTGTTGGAACAGACTCTTTTAGTTATGGAGCATCAGAGCAAGCAGAAAGAAGGTTGCATCTAGCAGTATTTCAATCTAACAATAAGACATTTGGATACACTAAAGATATAGCAGATACTGTGTTGAATTCATCAATAGCTACACAGGCTGTTGCATGGTCTGGTGGTGGAACAACTCCTCTAGAGGATGTGTATGACCCTACCGAGATAAAAGGATTGCCTCCTAGGTGTAAGTACATAACTATATATGGCTATACAATGGTACTAGGTAATCAACAGGAGTTAAGCTCAGTTTCTACAGATGTTACTAATTATGCAAAGGATCAGATATTTTGGTCAGACACTGGAGTTGGTTCATCAGTTGAGACTTATCCTCCATTCAATAAAGAAGTGATTGGGAATACATCTGAAGGTAACGTGTCTGGACTTTTTGGAAGTGAAGACCAGTTAGTTATATTAAAAGAGAAACAAATTTATTACATAAATGGGATACTAATTGGGAGAGGCTTCAGGTTAAGAAGTGCATTGACCGCAGGTATAGGATGTATCTCGCATAAGTCAATCATAGAGACTGAATCTGGATGCCTCTTTCAATCCATTAAAGGGATATACTTCGCAGGTGGAGGGGTAGCACCATCTGAATTAAGTGACATTATAGAAACTATATTTATACAAGACACAGCTGGACTTGATTTAACTAGATGTAGAGCAACTAGAGATACTATTAATGAGAAGCTATTATTTTTTATACCTGCGACTAATTCANCAGATAATGTTGTTCTGGTTTGGGATTATTACTACAAGGAGTGGTTCCTACATAAAGGGATTAATGCAGACTCTGGATTATTAATTCATCAAGATGAATTATATCATTGTGATGGTACAAACATATTCAAACGAAGCACAAGTTATAACGACAATAATGCGGCAATTAATGCCTTCTGGTATTCTGCATGGGATGACAAAGGGATGCCATCAATTAGAAAGAAATTCATTAACATGGTTGTTCATTCAATAGGTGCATTAAAATGGGCCTGTAATATTATTACTCAAGTTGATTGGATTGATAGCAACAATACAGATGGAACGATTAACTTCACATCTGATATTAGCAATGATGACCATAAGTTAAATATGGCCCAAAATAAATCAATGAGATTTGGGATTGCTAATAAAAAGATAAATGAAGGAATGCTTGTAACTGGATATGAGTATGAATGGGAATCAACTCAGAAAAAGCCAAAAGGTGAATCATGAAACTAGCTGCCCTAAACCCTAAGAATATCTATGAGGAGCTGATGGCATTTGCTAGAAACATCTCAATTGGTGATAATTTCTCTGGACAAGTAGTTAAAGATGTGATCCTTCCGGTGGGACAATCAGTTGAAATATCACATAACTTGAAGGTTACGCCTAAATATAGGATAATACTTAGGCAAGGTGATAATAGTATCATAGCTGATGGCGATACGCCATGGACAGATAAGGCAATATATTTAAAAAATATGGGCTTAAGTGACGACACATTAACAATATTAATTATGAGGGATTAGGTATGGCTTTTAAAGATACGGCAGCGAGTTGGGAGGCAGCAGGGCGGCCGGGAACTCTTGCTCAATGGGATTATGATAGAACACAAGAATCTAACCAGAAGAAAAATGCTACTGAAAATATGGAAAAATATGGTGCAGGAATATTCTCTATAGATCCTGATATCCAGAGAGGGCAAAAAACAGGCCTAAGTAGAGCTAAGTCTCTATATGGACTTGACTCATCTGATATTGGTGAAGAAATCAAAATGACCAGAGCAATGAGGAAGAAGCGTCTAGAAGGAAAAGATCCTGCTTCAACTAACCTAAGAGATTCAAGAAATAGAAGACTTCGTATGGCCAGAGCTAGAGGAGCTTCTGAACAAGAGCTTGCTCAAATAGATAGAGCTGCTGAATCTGATATCGGTAGATCTGAGGCTGATTCACAAAGCCAAAGACTATCTGAATATGAGAGGTCAATAACTAATGCTCTAAGGGGTACAGCAGGTCTTGAGTTAGGATTTGGAGGTCTAGAGAAAGCAGGACAGCAAGTAGCAGTTCCTAGCTCTAGTGGTGGATTAACAGTTATCTGTACTGAGATGCATAGACAAGGTTATATGAGTGATGAAATACTTATGAAGGATAGAATTCATGGATTACATATCAGAAGAACTAATCCTGATGCTTATAATGGTTATATCTTATTGGCTTCTCCAGTGGTGGAGCTAATGAAGAAATCTAAGGTTTTTTCTTATCTGGTTTCTATCCCTGCAATGGCATGGGCAAGAGATATGGCAGGTCAGAAGTCAATTACTGGTAGATTAATTAACAAAATTGGTGTTCCTTTTTGTGCAATGGTTTGGAGAGCTAGATGGAAAACAATTCCTTATATGATAGCCTAAGAAAAAAACGAAGAGAAGAAATGAAGTTAGATGCTGATGTTCTCAGAGGTGACAAAGAATTACTTCAAGAGAAACGAAACACTAACTTATTGGTCGCAGGTGCTACTCCATTATTAGCAGGATTGCTGGTAGGTGGAGATATTGGTGATGCTGCTGAGATTGCAGCAGGTTCACTGGCCAAGGAGCAGAAGAGACATCAAGACCAAGATGACACTCTCATGAGTTATTTAATGAAGAGAGAGTCTGCTAGAGACAAGGCTTCTGGTAGTGGATCTGGAAGACTATATAAAGTCAGAAATGATGATGGAACCTTAACCTATAGAACTCATGAGGACGCTGTTAATCAGAGTGCTGCACTTCCTAGAAGGTCAGTAGGTGAGACTATGGAGATTACAGAAGGTAAAGGTAGAATCAATAAGAAGTACGGGAAGGGATATAAGACAGCAGAGGATCCTATATCAGGAAAAGTTACAAAGATTTATATGGGAGAAGAAGATATCCCTAATAAAGAGGTATTCGAGACTCCAAAGAGCTTCCCAAAAAACTGGGATAAAAGAAAAGAGACAATGACTCAATCTGCTGTCAAGGACTTCAACTCTGTATCTAAGAAGCATAAAGAGGCCATGCTTTCTCTTAATGGAGCTAAACAAAACTTAGCTTCAGGTGGAAAGTTTGCTGAGAAACTTGGTGTGATGGGGCTAGTAACTACCATTGAAAAGAGGCTTTCTGATTATGATAGGGCTTTTTATATTGGAGAGATAAGTTGGTTAAGAGCATTCGCAGAAAGAATAAGAAAAGAAAAAGAAGGAACACTTCCGAAGTATATAGTAGAAGAAGCAAAAAAAATGATTGAAAGAAATCTTGCAAATGTTTCTGGGCACATTGAAAAGCAAAGGAGCGACAGGATTTCTCAGCTATCCGCAGCAGGAATTGATGCTAAATATGCAGATTCTAGATTCGGAGCAAGGTCTTCGTCAAAAAGTAGCACGGAAAGCGAAACAATTAGAGTTTCCAATGGAAAGGAATATTATGATATTCCTAGGAAAGATTTAAGAGATGCCAAGAAAGATGGATTTAAGGTGGTAGAATGAATTGGAAAACTAGAGCTGTAAAAGTAGAGCCATCTAAATCACCAGAGCTTTCTCGGTGGAAAAAAGATGCGATTGCAAAAGAAAACAAAAGAGCAGAGACCAAGGAAATTGGAGATCTTCAGAGAAAATCTATTGTTGAGAATGTAGCTGAAGGTGCTGAAGATATGCCAAGGGCATTCGTATCTGGAGCATCACTTGGTTTTCATGATGAAGCATTAGGTGGAATTGTAGCTGCATATCAGAAAGCAACAGGAGATCCTAGGCCCTATGGAGAGCTATATGAAGAAGCCAGAGATGCTGAGCGTGGAAAGATAGAGGAGGGAAGAAAGAGAAGTCCTATTGCAACATTTCTAGCAGAGATGGGTGGCGGTGCTGCAATATCTAGTCTGGGAATTGCAGGCAAGGTGGCAGGGAAAATTCCAAAAATAGGAACCAAGTTCCCCACTTCTGGTGCACTGAATACAGCAGCAGAGGGGTTCTCTATTGGTTATGGTGAATCAACTAAAGAAGATTTGTCAGGAAATCTAATTGATGCAGCCGCCACAGGTATTACATCAGGACTACTCCACAAGGCAGGTGAAAAAGTATCTGACTTTATTTTTCCAGATAGTTCGAACCTAAGAGCTAAATACACAGGTGCAGATCTTAAGGATTTTAAGAAGCACGGTGGATTCGGTGATCCAGAAGTGATTGCTGCTGATGCTCACAAAATGAGAGCATTCAAATACTCTAAATCAAATTATAATTTCAAAACACATCAATTAGATCCAGTGGGTAAAACTGGAAGAAATACACCAACAAGAGTAGAAGCTCTACAAAATTGGACAGATAATCTTGAAAAAATGGCAAAAGAAAAAGCCAGACTTGTAAAAACCAATGCATCAAAGCCATTATATTATGGAAAAGATATTGCAGAAAGTCCTGCTATGGTTAATGCCCTTGGAAGGCTTGAGGCAGACAGTACGGATATAAACGCTAGAGATATTGTTGATAATATTGCGAAAGAAGTGGAGTTTCATTTTAACAATAATCATGAATATATAAATGCATTCGGTGAAAAGGTTGTTGAGCCTCAGGGTATAGATCTAACCAGAGTAGATGCCCTAAAGAGTGCATACCAAGAAAAGGCATCAAAGTTTTACGACTCAATAGATCCTATGGATAGGGAGGTTGCTGAAAAATATACATCTGTTGCAGATGCATTGAAACTATTTATAGAGAATAACACTGGAAAAGCAGGAAAGCAGATAAAGAAAATAAACCACAGCTATTACACTTTAAAAAACTCATCAAGAAGAATACATAAGGAAATAGCTAGAGATAAATATGGAGCCTCAGAGGGGATTACAAAAGAAATCCCCATGGTTGGAACTGCTCTGTATCAAGGTGGCAAGATTATAGATAATATTCAAGGTGGACCTAAAATGAAACTAGGAAGAGCTAGTGTTGGTGACTTCCTGAGAGACAAGGTTCCAGAACCTGTTAAAAAATTTGGAGGGCAATTAGCACCAAGGGGAACACAGACTCTGCTAAATACACATGAAAGAGAGAACAGTGTGAATAGAAGAGAACCTCAATCAATACCTGAACAATTAATACGGACTCCACTTCCTAGGAACTCAGAAGAATTCCTAGATAAGAAAGACTTCGTTCTGATGAAGGCAGCTCAGCAGGCTCCTGAATTGTTCGATAACCTGAAAGACATACTGGAGAACTCTCCAGAGGATGTTCCAGAGTTGTTACCTATTCTGGCCCAACAAGCTCCGCACCTATTCCCTAGGGATAAGTACAACAGAATTGATGGTGTCATATTGAACCCAGAAGATAAGATTAGAGCGACTAAGGACACTATGAATCGTGATGACTTGTCAAATCATGATAAAATGAAGATGATAAACGAACTTAATAAAACGGGAGTATTCTATGACAACTGAGATATTCACAGGTACACCTGCTGAACTACAATTAAGAATAGCTGCAATTATTGGTGGGACAGGAGTTATTCATTCTGTAACCCTAACAAGTAATCGTGGTATATATTTAATTCTATGGACCTAATAAGGAGGAACCATGAGTGAAGAAGTAAGTATTGGAATTACTGAGATAGAACAAGCGTTAACTGCGCTAGGAACTCTCGCTACAGCAGCATCTAAAATCATGCAAGATGGGAAAATCAATGCAAAAGATTTAGGCGCAGTAATTGAACTGGCCAAGAAGTCAGATGAGTTACTTGAGGGATTCAAAGGTCTTGATAAGGCATTAGAAGAAGCCAAGAACATTGACCAAGAAGAAGCAATTCAAATCGTTGTTAAAGTTATCTCTATTGTTAAGGCAGTTAAGGCTGCTTCAAAAAGTGATAGCTAAGTTTTTTGCCGTAGTTGCAGCTATCCGCGAGATAGTTGCACTACTCTCTGGTGCTAAAGAAGCATGGGACAAATGGCAAGATAAAAAGATTGATAAGCACTATGAGGCAAAATCTAATCGTCGTGCAAGACTAATGAAGCAAATGGAACTGGAGAAAGATGATGCTAAACTTCGCATTTTACATAATAAGCTCCGCAATCTTGATTCTAGTAACGAGTAGTTGCGACTCTGAAATACCACTACCACAAATTGAAGAATGTACAATGCTATCGAATGTTGCAACTTGTACAGACAAAAGACTTCCTAAAGATGACCAGAATTATGATAGAGAGTTCTCAGATATGAGGGCCTATCAATGCACATCACCTGCTGATTATGCAATACTCCAGAAAGATATAGATGAAAAGAGAGCTGAACTGGCTAAAACTTCGTCGACAAATCGAGTCCATAGTTCCTCAAGAATAACTCTGAGAGCTTCAGGATTTCCTGTTCCGAATTCAGTAATGAAGACTGTTCCATCTGAACCTATCTGAACATATTTGAGGTCAATATACTTACGCTTCATATCCACGTTAGATAGTTTCCCTATGTCCCGTGATTGGCCTGAATTAGCCGATATGAACGTTTTCATCATCTGGTATAGGTCAATTGTTGCGTTAGCATCAGAGAGAGCGTCAGTGGGCCTTAATAGGTATCTTGAAGAAGTTACATAGAGTCTCTAGCTGAAGGTTTTTGGTAGGGATGAGGGACTTCTTCTTCTGAGCAATTGTCTTGGTATCTTTCCACTCATGTTTAACTCTGGTGTTCCATTCATTCATTAATCCATGATCTGCTATGAATCTGTCTATGTAGTTCTTGTCGCCCTTACAGCTATGACCTACGACTAGGAATACTTCATCATACTGAACTATCCAGTCTTTTAGCTTGGCTGCAACTTCTTCTGGATGTGGGAATTTCTCTGCTTGTTTTCTGGTTATGCCGTGAACCTTCTCTGCGTGTTTGTTCCATATGCTAGTTAATGGTCTAATGTATTCGTCGAATGGTTCACCTTTGATTCCATCAATTACAGGGATGATAGATAACTGAAGTAGCTCTCCAGACTTCTTTCTATCTGGAGAGTAGAATGCTGAGAATTCTGAGTCTAGGCCTAGTAGGTTCAATTCTTCACCAACGTCAATGGACTTATCCCCATCTGTGTTTGCCCATCAATCAATGGAGCTATTTTCTCTATTAGGATTACACATACAGTTAGTTCATCCTGAGATTCATATAGTTCTTCTTGGAGGTTGATGTTCAGACAATGCCAAGCAGGTTTAAGGAATTTATCTTCTAGCTTTAATTTATATGCCTTGGTTGTTTCCTTGTATTGCTCAGCAACTCTAGAGAACAGCTCCATCACTAGCCCAACATCAGAAGGATTAGCTATGTCGTTATTCTCTAGGATTCTCTTAACTGACTTCCAGAGTGTATGTACTTCGTGCTTGTTTGATTCTAGTTCATTCATATTGCCACCAACTGTAATTTAATTTGTTCCTTCATTGGATTTGAGTTGAAGGTTTTTTCTTCACCCTCTCCTCTAGACTGCCTTCTCTTTTTCTCTCTGATTTCCTTCTGTTTCTCCATCTGCTCTCCCATTATCTCATCAAGACGTTCTTGCATCGTAATGATTTTATTGTCAGGTAGATATATGGTCTTATCTGGATTAGATGATTGAAAAAAGAAAATCTCATCAAGGCTGCATAGTTTTTCTGTACTAGCTTCTGCCATAAATGGAGACTCAAAATCAACTGAAAATCTAGATACTGATTGAGGCAAAGCTCTTGGCATCATTATGTTTTTAGCAACACTTTGAGCAGCTATTGGGAACTCCATTCCTTCAAACCATGAATGAAAACTCCTTCTTCCCATCATGACTCCAACATCAATCACTGCAGCACCAGAATACATCATTAAATCCAAGCCTCGATGTTTCCCTGCAAGTCTGACAGAATACCCATGCATAGCAGAGTGCCTCTCGACCTCAATATTAAGCTCCCAACCATCTCTCTGCATAGACATGGTTGTTCCAATTAGTCCTGCGAAATTAACCTTGATGGGAGCGTTAACTAGTATTTTATGTATCTCAGAACCGAGCATTACGACTCTACATCTGAAATTTCTTGCTCAATCTTTTCCTCTAAGTCTTCTAACTCTCTTTCAATATTCTTAACAATTTGCTTAGCAGTATTGAGTTCTTTTAATTTTGCCTTGTACTTCTTAACAGCATCTTTGTTGATATCTGCCATTACCTCTTGCTTTGCCTGCTCCTTAACTGACAGACCTTTTTTTACAACTTCCATTCTTAGCTCCTTTTGATTATTACTATTTTAAATGGCATGAGTTTATGCCACCATCTCTTTGCTCTGATTTTTTCTTTACATTTATCAACAGCTCTTCTGAATTCCTCATGCTCAATTTCAGACTTAGCTATCTCTTGTATCTCTTGGAGGTTCATTCATCTTCACCTTTCCAACACTCGCTGTGATGGTCACAAAATTTTACATTTATAGAACGTACTCTTTGAATACTTTCTAATTGGAATATCTTTCTTATCAAATTTAGCAATTTCCTTGCCTCTTAAGATAACTCTCTCTGCATACTTCTTATCTAACTTAATTCTCTCGAAATAGAGTTCACAAGTGTTCTTGTTAATCACTACTGCCAGACAATTCTCTAATCCCATCTTGAGCATATAAGTATGAATCTGTGCTTTATATTTAGGATCATACTTCTCATACCCATCTTTCAGGTAACTTCTTGAAGTTCTTGTCGTTAGCTGATTTACATTCAAATAAATGAGGCTTAGTAGACTCTGGAAGTCCTGCTGTAATCACTCCATCAATATGACCTGCGATATCACCATCAACGAATCCAAACTGCTTACCATCATCTTGATGAGTTAGGATGGTCACTCCTGCATCTCTCAATAGCCTGATAACATAATCCTCAAGCATATTTCCTAGGTCAAATATTCTATTAACTCTAGGATCTAGAATTGGCTTAGGCTCATGAAATGAATACCAGAGCTGTCTAGAGCATTCCATCCCTAGTCCAGAAGCTCCCATATAGTCTCTTGACTCTTTCTTTTTAACTTTTTCTTCAATAGCATTGTCTATTAATCGTGCAACACCTAATTTTAATTCTGTCATTAATACTCCTGAAAGATAGGGCCAGAGTGGAAGTCTCTGACCCTATTGTGTGTCTCTGTTACTTACTTCTGAAGCCAAGGAAAATCTTTCTTTTCTTCTTTAGCAGGGGCAACATCTTCAGTAGGAGCTGCATTCACTTTTTCTTCAGTAGAAGTCTTAGCGAATGGACTTTCTTTTTTNACTTCTGCTTTTACTTTTGTTTTCTTTTTAACTGGAACTGCTTCAACTTCATTTCCTTCTGCAAGGTCTAATTCATAGAACCCTTTGAAGTTATTCTGAGTTGAGTTGATTTCTTCACCACTATCATTAGTCCAGTTGTTCTCATCTTCTTCAACATATACGTTCAACTGTAGGCCAAGCATTTCATCTGAATCTTTCAATGCATCTGGATTCTTATGTCCACCAACAGTAAGTATTGTCTTAATACATGATAATGCAATTCTCTGAGCATCTTCGTTAGCATTCATAATATTGTAATTGTCAGAGATAACAGAACCTGCGTGTTGTCCAGATAGGATTCTGTATCCTACAACTAGCATTGCTCCACCTGCTTTAGTTTCTTTCGCTTCTGCATTTACTACTTCTACTGGATAGTTTCCAGTAGGTACTACTACTCTTGATGATTGTGTTGATACTCCACTTAAGTCTAAATTTAATTTCATTCTAAGCTCCTTTGCCTAATAATTTTTGTGTTAGTTTATAGAGGTTTGGTTCCTCGTAATCATTTACTTCAATGTTTAACCATGGACTCACTCTTCTCTTGGCAACTGTAGATACAGAAGGATTAGTGACAAGTGCCTTAACAGGTTTATCATATCCATCCATTTCTACATCATCCATATGAACGATGAGGTCAAATTGTTTTTTCAAGTCTTCTGGAGTCTTACCATCAAAGGCAAGGTTTTCTTCCAGAGTTAATCCATTCTTATCTTTCTTCGTATGACATACGAAAAATACAGATATAGGTAATTGTCTTGCTACTCTAATAGCATGGAACAACATACTCTGCATCTCTTCAAATTTCTGAAAGTTCTGAGCAGGCTTGAACTTGCTCTTAAGCTCTCTCTTGAGTAGGTCATAAATCTCAGATAAAGAATCAACATAGAGATACTCTACCCATTCTGGAACACCTTGAAGAACTTCCATCAACTCATCATAGCTCTTGATTTCTGTATATGCATAACCAGAACCTGCTATTGATAGAAAACCATCTTCAATTGATACTCCTAGTGTTTTTTCTTTTTGGGAATGTAGTAAGTAGAGTTGTTTTTACCAACACCTGCTTTACCTGCAACTAAACCAAACACTCTGTCTATTTGCTCTCCATCTGCTGTTTTAATTTCCATCTATCGCCTCTACTGTGAACGTAGGCTTAGCAGGTTTAGTCGTAAGACACTCATCAACTCTCTTCTTATCTTCAACTGACAACTTTTTATATGCTGTCTTGTCAAGAGAATACTTGGCCTTAAATCCTAGGCCAATTACCTTAGCTAGGTCTTGGTCCACCGCAACAGTTTCTTTCTTAACTATTTTAACTTTGAATCCCATATCTTCTGTAGATAGTGTTGAGCCATAATCAATCTGCCCAATTGCATCAAAGTGTTTCTCATAGATAGCTACTTGCACTTCTTCCATGTTTCTTTTTGCTTGGTCTAATTCTTTCTTAGCTTCCAAGTATTGTTCGTATAAATTCATGTTAACTCCTCCGTTGACAAATAGACTAAATCCGTTAATAATTAATGTCAACACTAAAAAGTCAACAAGTTGAAAAAAAATGGAGAAATGAATGAAATTAGAGACTTGGTTAAAAAAGAACAATGAATCGTATAGGAGTTTCGGAAAAAAGGTCGGCATAGATCACACTTCCTTATACAAGTACACAACTGGAGAAAGAACACCTAGATTAAAGGCTGCTCTAAGAATAGAGAAGGCAACTAAAGGTGAAGTAAAATGCTCTGACTTGGTATCTAAATAGATGAAGTTTTGTTACATATGCAACAAGCATAAAGCATCCAATGATTTTCATGTAAACAATAGGTCAAAAGATGGACTTCAATCTAGATGTAAGTCCTGTAAGCATAACTATCAAATGTCTAGAAAACATTTAACTAGAGTCTATGATGCTAAATACAGAAGAGACAATAAAGAGCACTTGGATAAAATAAGGCTAGAGTATAGAAAAACCTCTAAATACAAAGAGTCTCACAAAAGAGGTGTTGCTAATTATAGAAAGAATAATCCAGAAATATATAAGGCCTATAAACTGGTTCAGGTTGCTAAAAAAAATGGAACTCTTATTGTAAAACCTTGTAAGTCTTGTGGTTCTGAGAAAAATGTCCATGCTCATCACCACGACTATTCAAAACCATTGGATGTGGAATGGATGTGTGCATCTTGCCATGGAAAGGAGCATAGAACTGTATGAGCTTTTCTCTTAGAGATTATCAGAATGAAGGTATTGAGATGGTTTACAGTCATTTCAGATCTGGCATAAAAAAAGTTATCCTATGGGGACAAACAGGCATGGGAAAGTCTGTTATATTTTCAAAAATGATTCAAGATAATTATGATCATGGATGTCATATTGTATTTACAGTTACAGGTAAAGAATTAATAAAACAAGCGTCGAAGCATTTAGATTCTTGGGGTATACCTCACGGTGTTCATATGGCGAAACATCACAGATTTAGACCTAATGAAAGAGTTCAAATATGTTCCATTGATACCCTAAACAGTAGAGAATTGTATCCTCATGCTGACAAGAAAAATGTATTTATAGTTATTGATGAAAGTCATAGAGCCACTCCATCTGCTAGAAAGTATGCTAAATTTATGAATTCATATCCAGATGCTTATTTTGCTGGATTTACTGCAACACCTTTCTCTAATAATTCACTATGGGATGCAATTGTTAAACCTATTGAGGCTCATGAATTAAGGGACCAAGGATACTTAGTTCCAGAGAGAACATTCGTTCCTAATATAATTGATACTAGTCATGTATCTCTAAAAAGAAATGGAGAGTTTAATGAGCATGAATTATTTGAGGCCTCTGCTAAGTCAGAAATTATCGGTGACTTTGTTAGAGATTGGAAAAACTACTCTCAAAAAAGACCAACAATATTATTTGCTGTCAATGTTGAACACTCTAAGATTATTGCTGAAGGTTTTAACAACGCAGGA